CAGGACCAGATACATCAACTCTGTATGTGTAGGAAAGCGGTACGCCTTCAACTATTTCTATATCTGTAAATGTATATTCTCCGTTTGTAGGCTTTATTGTAGTTGAATCTAAATTTGAAAATGTATATAGTATTCCATTTATTGTTGTAGTGAAGGATGCAAATTTAGGTAGTGTCAGTGTTGCGGGTGCGCCTACGGGATTAGAAATTGTAAATGTAACTTTTGCTCTTGCACTTCTATATGATAAAGGAGTATATCCTAGGTGTTTTGCAATTGATACTGCAGATTCTCTTTTAACTACAGAATCTAAAAACATTTCATTCGCTACCATATTTGCAAGATATGCATTATAATGAGTATTGTATGATAACAAATCTATAAGTATAGATAAACTAGAAGCATCAAAATCATAATCTTTAAAGATTAGATTGTCGTCTTTGTCTCTATAATTCGTTAAAAATTGTTTTAAGTTTACTTTGATATCGTCAAAGTCTAATTCTGCTAATCTGTAATTTGCCATTTATCGTACTCTACTTAGTAAAGTTGTAACCGTTATTGGTGTGTCTGAATTTTTTAAAGAAAACACAATATTAACATCTAGTGTGTTTATATCATCTGTTTCTATAATATTTAAATCTATTAATCTAACCCGTGGTTCATAACTTTCTATTGCTTGTTGTATTGTTCTTTCCATTGCAATTTTTACTGCAGGAGAAAAATTTTCAAATAGCAACGAATGAACTTGTGTACCAATTTCCGGATGAAATGGCCGCTCAAAATTTCTAGTTTGAATTAGATTTTTAAGTGCTGTTTTTACAGCTTCCTCATCTGTTTTTAGATAAATGTCTTTTGTAAAGGGATTTACTTTAAACGACAAATCTAAATCTACGAATTTTTTAACTTTTTTAATGCTCATACTTGATATTTATTATGCTAGATTTACCAATGTATTATATTTTGATTGATGATTAACAAACGTCTGTACGGGTGCTCGCGTAGATTGTACCAATGTGCCATTTTTAGATAAGAATGCTAGATGAATCCAAGCAACCCTAATCTTGTTTGACCCTTCGTATAATTCGTATTCTAATAGTACTTGTCTATAAGGAACATTTCCGACTATCCAATCTGCAATAGATTTTATTTCACTTAGTTTTCTATTAGGCCAAACTAAGTCTACTGCTGCTCCTATGTTATGGTCACTACTACTTTCACCTGAGCGAAACCCACTACTAATAATTAGATCAGGATATTTAGCTCGAATTGGTTCTAAACAATTTTCTGCTAATTGTATCATATTGCATACAATATCTTTTTCTTGTAGATTTCTTTGCGCTTGTAATGCTGTGCCATATTTGCCAACTAGCATATTACCCAACGTAAAGTTTTTGGATATTTTAAATGATCTAGGGAAACTATTATTAAATTTGTTACATATTTCGCATCCGACTTCGGAAACTTCAACAACCGATCTTGCTGATCTAAACGAGCGGGTCGATAATAGGTCAGATGAAGTTGCCTGTAATAATATATTATTTGAAATATCTCCAGATGCTACTCTACTTGCGCTATAATCTGCAGAACCTGTTTCACCAGAATCAAATAAGAATGAATCATCATTTAATGCTTTTCTTTGTAGTACAGGAATTTGTGTAGTATTAGGTGTCTTTTTACTTGGTATTTTTAATATACTAAGTGCCAATGCCCCAATACTAGTAGCACCCATTTTAGATCTAATTGACAGAGCATCTAATAATAAAGATATTCCACCCTTTATACTTATTTGATATGCTCTACCTGATTGTAATGACAAGTCTTTACTTGCCTTCATAGTAACTGCACCATCTTTGGCATAAAAGTTTATATCTTTGCCTTGCATATTAATTGTACCTTCTGATACAATATCCATTCCCTTTTTTGTAGTTATAATTGCCGATTCTGAAGAAACAGCAACCGACCCTGCGCTTTGGACTAGCGTATCGCCATGTCCTGTCACTGATACGTCACCTTCTACTTCTATTGTAGCATCGTCTTTAACTAAAATACTAGTCTTGCCTTCAACTGTTAAGCATTGTGCACCCTTGACATATACAAAATTATTACGATCCATCACCTCATAATTTTCGCCTACGACTTTTCTTACCATAGATCCATTTACATCTATTTCTATATAAGTTCCAGCTTTATGAAATATATGTAAGCGTTCTGCGTTAGGTGTACTATCAATTTCTATTACGTGCCCAGCTTCAGTTTCTATTACTTGATTATACGGATAGTGTCCGCCATACCCCGGTTCTGGTTCGTCCCAGGTTTGTTCTGTTCTAGCTAACGGTATCTTTTCAATTTTTTTATTTTCTTTTATTTGAAAAGATAAATGTGACCTATCACCTGTTGCTAATTTGTTTAGATCCGATAAACCTAAGTATTCGTATTTAGGATATTTTTTATTAGGATCTTGGAATCCTCTTATTTTTGCTAAATCTTCATTATTAAGTGAAGATGTTTCTGGTAAAAAATTTCCTGCTTCTTGATATGCTCGTATAAATTCTTTAGAATTTCCACCTAGGATAGAATTACCTAATACAAAATAATCTTCTGCTTTTTCACCTGCTGCATTTTTCTTATCCAACTTATCTGCATTTTTAGGACCCATCACATGAGCAACTGCTAGTAATCCACCTACAACAGGATATTCATCTGTTTCTTTTATCTTACCTAATCTAACTAACGTGTTATAGTTTGCTTTTGTGTATTCAAACATCGCAGATTCTTGTATGGTATCGCTAGAAAGAAAATTATTTTTCGATCCTATTCCATTTCTATTGACCCATAAAGTATTGTCGTCTAATATGCTATTAGTAATTATGCCGCCCAATGGTCTTTTCACATATCCTAAATCTATTAGTGTTGATGCAGAAAATTGATACTTACCTAGATCGCCTGTACTAGAAACATAACTATAACTTCCGCTTGATAATTTATTTCCCAATGAATCGAATAATTTAGCCAAGTCTTGAGATTTTAAAGGTTTTAAAGAATCTCTTTCATAAACAACCTGGTCTATATTTTGTATTGGGTTGCCCATTTCATCAACAACGACATTCCCTCGTTCATCTTTAAGAACACCTTGCAATACTTGACTTTGTTTCTTTTTAATAGATGCTTCTACACTTGCTGAAGGTTTGCCAGCAATGGTACCCATTATAACGGGTTTTTGTCCTTCATCGCCATCTAGAAAGAACCCTACAACCCACGACCCCGTAACTATACCAACTGGAGTTGTTCCTACTCCTGATGTAGCAGCCGAAGTTATAGGTTGCATTGGAAGTGCCCATGGTAAAACATTTGTGGGCAATAACTGAATATCGTCGGTATGCCATCCAAAAATTCTAACACGGCAACGACCTAACTTTTCAGGATCGTCTCTATCTTCAACTACGCCTGACCACCAGATCATACTCATTCTGTTACTTCCTTACTTGCAAAAGAATCTCTAACAACTGTCATAGTAATATAATGTGTTTTTAAGTTAATTTTGTGATTAATACTTGTTATCAAATAATATCCAGAATATAACATATCATCTCTATAATCATTTTTATCTTCAGATGTCAGTGCCCCCGGAGTTTTTTTCGGCATTTTAATGTTTATGATTGTGCCGGCTTCTATGTCTGTTCTTCCTGGGATAACTACCTCCATAGAAAAATTTTGCAATTCGAGCATATTTGATCGTCTGTTGCCAAAAATATACTTGGTGCTTGTATCAAAATTATTATCATTTTCATTATATAATTTAGAATGCTTATAATTAATTTCAGTATATGCTTGTGGATTTCTAATTATGTCTGCAGAAAATAGTGGAACAGGGTTTTGTTGTACAGAATGAGAATAATTTTTAAAATTTGCACCATGGTCATAATCCACGTTTTCGTATTTTTTATTATATAGATCAACATCTATCAATCTGTTAGATAAGTACCCTGACATATTATTTTCTAATTGATCATATGTTTTATCTATTCGTAAAGATTTTATAGCAAACATGGATTTACTTCGTTCGTCACTTTTTAGACTATTAATATATGATTGAGAAAATACATATTCTCCTGTAGTTATTGCTTCAGGATTTTCGTAGATGCTATCCATACTTCCAAAATAAAATCCTTTAGTTGTTTCCCAAAATAAAAAATTAGCGGCCTTATTATTTTTTGGTAGAGTTTTACTAGCAATCCAATTTATACATTGTACAGGTGTCCAGCCAGGACTTACAAATTTTATAGTATTATCACTTTCACTTAGTATAGTTATTGGGGATTTTATTTCTGTAGGAATCTCACCTTCGATCGTTACATTTCTGTCTGCTTGTAGATAATCCACAAATATTTGTGTTATAATATCTTCCGGTTTACCTTCAAAAGATCGATATATTGGATTTGCTAAATCATTAAATTGTTCTATGGAAGAAAAGTTTAATTGATATAACAACGTGCTACCATCATTCACATAGCTTTTATTCTGTAAACCATATAATTTAAATGCTTTAGATATACTATAGTCTATATCTAATCCAGGTGTTTTTATTGTCATTATCAAATATTCATCGCCAACGAATGCAAATTCTTGAACTAAGTTTCTGCTATCCGATAATGTTAGTGTCCCCGACAATACGGGATTAAAAATACTTTCATAGATATTCAATTCTGAAAGATAATCTTGTAAATTTACATACTTGTTTTGAGCAAAAGATACCAAGGCGAGATTTACTATCTCAACTTCGCCTGGTAATTGTAATACATCTTCCATTATTGACTTATTAGTGTTTTATAATTACTTAAAATTTCTTGAACATACTCAGATTTTAATATTTTAATATTACGATAATTTTCATTTTTAATTTCCTCAACCTCATAATTACTAACATAGTCTGTTATTTCTGGGGAGTCTGCATATTCTATAGGTGTGTTTATTGAATTTATATCATTACTTTCAAATAGTATTCTAACCGGATCGGTGTGTGTAGATTCTTCCGATAATAAGAAAAATGTTTCTACTTGATATCCTTCTTTATTTTTTGCTCTATTGATTATAAACGTGTTTTTTTCGCCACCGTATCTATCAGCAACTGCTTTTAATAAATTTTCCTCGGATACTGGCCATTCAAATCTAGGATCAACTATATCATTAATCATTAATATTAGCCAATGTAAAGATTGAGTGCCGTAAAATCTATAAGATACTTCTTCGGGAGTTTCTCCATGGAGTACTTCATATTCTTCGTAGTATGCGGAATTTTCTTTATATTCTTTTGAGAATATTACTCTCTTAAATATATCTACAACAACTTGTTCACTGCCATTATCATCTAGCGTGTAGGCAATTCTCGGAAAATCTTGAAAAAGATTAGTAGCCATGTTGTTCAATTCCCTCAGATGTCATTTGTTCTAATTCATGGAATGTTAACATCATACCAATTTCTACAGGAGATCCATCCTCAAATGTAGCAAATTGTTCTCCTCCGTAATCTACTTGCAAATCAGTTAAAGCACATCTAGCAAATCTGTGAAGATAATCATTTTCTTTATCTTTATAAAAATATTGTATATCGAATTCAGATGGATATAGATAAAATAACTTTCCTCCTGTCAATTCAGGATGCATATGTATTTTAAATGTTTCTATTATTTTAAATATTGCTTGACTTTCCGCAGCATTTTTAGGAAAAAATCTATATCTAAAATTGAATGCTCTATAATCTACGGATTCAAATAATACTTCTCTAAATGGATTCGTTGTTTCTCGTGTAGATAATTCTCTTAAATTGTTTATAACAGGCATCTTTGCTATTTGAGATAACACCCTTGCCTGAATTTCCGGCTCCATTTGTTTTATTTGGTTTGCTGTTTCTGCAGCTGATCCTTGTATCAATAACCCAGTTATAAATCCCATATCTCTGGTAGTATACTTAGTGCCATATTTTACTGATGGTCTATCCTCCATGTGCAACGTAATAACTTCTTTTAATCTAGATGTTCCCCCAGATTGAAAATTTTGTAATTTTGCTGCATCTAACATTTTAGCACCTAGCTTTGCTACGCCAGCAACTGCTAATGTTTCCCCCGCCAATCTAGGTAAATCTCTTAATCTAGTACCAAGACCTAATTTTCCAAGAACATACGCTCCCGCCGCTAAAGTTCCTGCATATTTCTTTGCAGTATTCACGCCTGCATTTATATCAGTTTGTCTTAATCTTGAACTCTTATCTTCATTCAAAAGATTAACTCTTTTTTGTTCTTCTTTGCTGACAAGATAATCTTTGTTCTTTGGATTATTTGCCCCACTTCTGCTTTTATCTCTAACGTTAATATAAAATGCAACATAATGTTGTAGATCAGGTTTCGTTCGCAATCCCTGAGGATACTCTTTTGCACCAACACTATAATTATTCTTAAGATTCTGATTTTTATACCTAGCGTCGTACTTCTTACGCTTTTCGGAAACGTAATCAGAAGATGGAGTAAATTGATTTTGTGGCATATATTTTCTGATAAATATTGTTGGATCATAATTATTTATAGCAAATGACGTACACCAAAACCTACAAGGGAAAATTTAAAACCAAAAATCCATTGAAATACAAGGGCGATATCACTAATATTGTTTATCGTTCATTGTGGGAACTGCGGTTTATGAAGTGGTGTGACCAAAATCCTGCAGTACAAGAATGGGGATCTGAGACTATTATAGTCCCATATATTTCCCCACTTGATAGAAAAATGCATAGGTATTTTGTAGATTTCTATATTAAAATTAAAAACAAGCACGGAATAGTGCAAAAATATCTAGTAGAGATTAAACCCGAGAGATTCACGAAACCGCCCGTTATCCCAGAAAGAAAAACTAAAAGATTTGTGGATGAGGTATTCCAGTGGGGCGTAAATGAAGCTAAATGGAAAGCAGCTTTTGAATTTTGTAAAGATAGAAATATGACTTTTATGATATTAACCGAAAAAGACCTAGGATTGATAAATGGCTGAAAATATATTCAAAGCAGTTAGTATGAAAAAGGGCGATGCCCAAAAATCATATACCTGGTATAGAGCACAGGTTAGAAATTTGGGATCGGGTGTTTCTGGATTAAATTTAATTAGAAGCGAAACATTATCATCTAGAATAATTCCTGGGGAAATGTATCTATTCATGTATGACCCAAAACACAAAGACACATTACCTTATTATGA